TTGTAATATTTGACCACCATTATCATAACCAACTCTACCACCATTTTCATAACCTAATCCAGATGTAATCCCCGTGCCGCGACTGTCTACCGGCCCACCTCTAAACATCGGTCTTCTTAAAATTCTACTCATTAGCCAAATATTCCTAGTTTAGAACCAATACTAGCAAGACCAGTACCAACACCTAATGCAGTTTGTAATGGACTGACTGGTGGTGCTGGTGGTTGATAACCAACAGTTTGAGTTGGGAATGCACCAGGTTGTACCTGTGCAAGTTGTTGACCAACTAAACCTAGTCTAGTGAAAGGTTCAAATTCTGCTTCTCTTGCTGCTGCCGCTGCTGCATCTGCAATTGCTTGTTGTTGTGCTTGACCAGCTTGACCTAATTGTGTTTGGTAAGTGCCAAGACCTTGTCGTGCAGCTAAGTCTTGTGCCGCCGCTGCTTGTGCTTGTTGAAATCCTTGTGCTAATAATTGTGCTTGTAATCCTGCTCTACTTTGTGCGGCTCCTCTTGCAGCTTCTGCTGAAAGTACACCTTCTCGTCCACCACCAAAAGCTCCAGCTCTTATTGCTGCATCACGTCTTGCTGTATCTGCAATTGATTGTTGTCTGTCAAATTCTGCAAGTGTAGTATCGATCACCTCTTGTTGATAAGGTGACATAAATTGTTCAAAAGCTTGTGGTCCTACTAATGATCCTAATCCTGCTGCTGCAGTTCTTGCATCTTGTTGTAGTTGTGATTCTGCTGCGATTGTTGGTGCAAATGCACCTACGTTAATCTTTTGACCTACTAAAGGATCTATTGCTTTTAAAAAATTAGTTAGTGATGCTTCTAATACCGGTGCTGGTCGTGTTATCGTAGTTGTTTCAGCCATTATGCTCTTGCCTCTAATCGGTTCATTGTCTCGTACATTCTTCTTGCACCTTCATTAATATTTCCACCGCCTGCTCCTCTTACAGCATCGGCTGTCATTACAAATTCGTTTTTGCTTAATCTTGCAGGGACGTCGTCCGCTCTCTCTTTTTTA